ATCTTTTATACCCCGTAGGAGCAGTCATGGCACAACCATTACAAAGCATTGACTTGATTGCCCCAGGATTTAAAGGGGTAAACACAGAAGATTCTCCAATCGCGCAAGATCCGTCATTTGCAGATATTGCAGATAATGCGGTAATTGATAAACGCGGTCGTATTGCTTCTCGCAAAGGAATTAATGTTCTGACTACCAACAAAACTGTGCTGGGTTCAGATCATATTCACAGAGTTCATCATTTTTATGATGAGGATAATAACGAGGTTATTTTTAGTACTGGCAATAACAAGATTATTAAAGGCACGACTACTCTTGTTGATGCAACGCCGGGGTCGTATACGATTACAGCCAATAACTGGCGCATTGTTAATTTTAATAACAAAGCATATTTTTTTCAGAGAGGCTTTGACCCTTTAGTTTATGACAATGCTAACGGCGTTAGAACCTTTAGTACTGTAAACAGCAATACTACGGCTGCTACATTGAAGTGTAATGAGGTTGTTTCTTCGTTTGGTCGGCTTTGGATAGCAGATAACGCAAATGAAGCGCAGACTATTTATTGGTCTGATCTTCTTGATGGTACTGACTTTACAGGCGGAAGCAGCGGCTCAATAAATGTTTCTAAAGCGTGGCCTGATGGTTATGACGAGATTGTTGGGTTGGCAGCGCATAACAATTTGTTGGTTGTATTTGGCGCACACAGCATTCTTGTCTACAAAAACGCCAACAGTCCTGCGGTAATGCAGCTGGCTGATACCGTTTCTGGGGTTGGTTGTGTAGACCGTAATTCAATTCAAGGTATTGGCACAGACGTATTGTTTTTGTCTCACGCAGGGCTTCGCAGCCTTGGCAGAACAATTCAAGAAAAGTCCTTACCTTTGTCTGATCTTAGCGTTAATGTTAAAACTGAGTTGATTGAAGTTATTTCGCTAGAAACAGAACCTGTTTGCTCTATATACAGCCCTGAAAATTCTTTTTATCTTATAGCTTTTCCAAGTCAACAAACTGTTTATTGTTTTGACCTTAAAGGAAAGCTAGAAAATAATGCTTACAGAGTGACTAGATGGACTTCCGTAAAGCATAAATGTTTTGCTCGTCATACAGATGGCACTTTGTATATTGGCTCTGCTGATGGCATTGGAAAGTATGATGGATATACAGATAACACATCGTCTTACAGATTTAGGTATTTTAGTCCTGCTTTAACATTTGGAGATCCAAGCAGAATTAAACTACTTAAAAAAATACGGCCTACTTTTGTTGGTTTGAACGAAGGAAAAGTATTTGTTAAATGGGCGTATGATTTTGAGTCAGCATTTAAAAACTACGAAATTCCTGTGGGTGATCAAAACCCAGCTTTTTTTGGCGTAAGCCAATATGGCATTAATAAATATACAGGCGGCATTTTGATTACTAGACAGTCTGTGCAAGCAAGCGGTAATGGCACAGCAATTACGATTGGCATTGAAGCAGATATAAATGGTGCCATCTTATCAATTCAGGAAATAAATTTATTGGCGTTAATAGGTAAAACAGTATGAGTGATTACAGCAAGACTACAAACTTTACCGCCAAGGACACGTTGCCCTCTGGCGATAGTAATAAAATTATTCGTGGTAGTGAGTTTGATGCAGAGTTTGATGCCATTGTTACAGCAGTTGCTTCAAAAGCTAATATTGCCTCGCCCACCTTTACGGGGACAGTGACGGTTCCTGCGTTAACAATTACAGGAAATGTAACTGTTGACCTTGGTAGTGCAGATACAGTCACTATAGATGGGGGGACTTACTAATGTCGCTTTTTGGTGATATTGCTGGCTTAGCTGCAATTAACACAGCCTATAACAAATTAGGAGGTGTTGGAGATCGAGCTTTTAATGAGTCTGTTGATTTAGCAACTGCCCTATATCGCACAGGTGAGTTTAAACCGTTTACTGTTACCTCTGGTATTGGATCATCTGAAATATTAAAGGAGGGGGTAACCCAAGGGTTAAGCGGACCTGCTGGAGCGCTTCAAGCTAGTTTGTTTTCTAAATCTGCAGAAAATCTTTTTGGACAAACAGAAGGGGCTAATCTTGCTGGCATGACGGGCGGTGACCTTCTTAGCAGGGTTACCGGAACGCTTGACCAGCAAATTCCCGGTTATTCGCCTTTGATGGGAGCTACTGATGCTGCTATATCTCAAGGCATGGGATTTATGCAGCAAGCTGGGATGCCTGTTGGAGCAAGGGAGCAACAGGTATTTAATCGTATTCGAGCAGCACAACAGCCAGAAGAAGAGCGTAGACGATTAGAGCTTGAAGAAAGATTAGCTACGCAAGGTCGCTTAGGAGTTTCTACAAACTTATATGGCGGCACACCAGAGCAGTTGGCCTTGTCAAAGGCGCAAGCAGAGGCTCAAAACACCGCTATGCTACAGGCAATGCAACAGGCTAGAGCGGAACAAGCGCAGGCGGGAGCTTTAGGTCAACAGTTTACGGCGCTTGGTGGAACATTATCTGGACAGTTGCAGAACCTGCAAGCTGCACAGCAAGCTCGCGGCTTAGGTTTTGCTCAGACGGGACTAGGCTTAATGCAAGGCCGTGAAGCGCTTGAGGCATCTGAGCTTCAGCAAGCTATTGCTGCATTAAAGGGTGGTTTACTGCCAGAGGCGGCTCAGTTAAATCTGCTACAACAAGGCCTTACCGGTGCTAATTTACGAGAGTCGAGTCAGCAATTCCGCACTGGATTATTTGGTGAAGCAGGCATGACAGGCATTGATGCGTTGTTAGCATCTGGTCTGGGCCAAGCAAATCTCATTGGTAATGTAGGTGCTGGGGTACTAGCAGCTGGCGCACAAAGCAGTGACAGTGGGTTATTTGATTTTATTACAGATATTTTTACTTGAGGGCTAAGCCATGGCTAGAGGTGCAAATTTAAGACTAAGCGGTTCTGTATTAGGACAGCTGGCTAACCCGAGCTTTGCTGGGCCAGCTGGTATGTCTATTGGATTAGGAATGCTAGGCAGTCAACGCCGAAAAGAAGAAGCTGAAACTAGGGTTACTGAAGAAACAACTTTAGATCTTTTGAGAAAAGCGCAAGTAGCTGAAGAGCAGGGCGATATGCGCCTGCATAATGAAATAACTACTACTCTTGACGGTATGCTGACAGGCAATACCAATGAAAGCTCTCGAGATTTAATTACTAGAGGGCTGGCTACTGTAAGCGGACAACGTGCCGCTACTCAAAAAGCCTCTCAGACAAGCACCGCAATGTCTATTATTAAAACTGAGGAAGCTCTTGAAACAATGAATAACTCAACCGCTCCTATGACCAATGAAGAATACATGCAAAGAGCAAAAGTTCAGGGCGCGCTTGAGGATCGACTGAGGTTAATGAAACAAAATGGCCCAGCAGTAATTGAAGCTAACGAAATTAGTTTTCAAGCTGAGCTTAAAGCCGCTACAAATAGCAATGAATTAGCTGAACAAAAAAAGGGAGTTGCTAAACGCGCATTATCGTCTTTTGCATTTGGGTCAGCTGACTACAATGCGCAAGCA